CGAACTGCACGCGGAACAGGTCGAGGATCACCTTGTCGCCGGTCACGGTGTTGATGCCGTCGAAGAAGATCCAGCGCTCGGGCGGCGTGCTGTTGGCGAAGATCGCCAGGCTGTCGGCAGCGGCGTAGCTGTAGGCCGCCTCGAAGGGCTGGGTCAGGCTGGCCGGGCTGAGGACTTTGACGATGCCACCGGCGAGCGAGACGATCTCGTAGTGGGTGCCTTCGACCAGCGTGACCGGACTGGCATTGCCGTCGGTCAGCACCAGGCTGGAGACGAAGCGCTGGTCCAGTTGCACCTCGTCGCCGGCCACCAACCCGGTCGGCAACTCCTCGGCCGATACCGTGCCGGAGGCGATGGCGACCGGGCTGGAATGCAGGGCCAGTGCCAGGTTCTCGACCAGGAACTCGTCGAGGGTGATGTTCAGGGTGCCGCTCTTGCCGGTGATCAGCGAGCCATAGAGGCCGCGCGAGCCGCCGAACGATTCGTTCTTGTCGGACTTGTTGGCGGAAATCGCCAGACTGGCGGCCGAGGCGTTGCCGAGCCAGGTGCGCTTGCCGGGCTTGCCGGTGGTGGCGTTGCGGACGGCACTGAAGAAGCTGCCCTGCAGGGAATAGAGTTCGCTCATGGGGTTCTCCGGGTCAGAGGCCAGTGATGAAGGTGTGCAGGTGGACCGGGATCAGCACGCTGGCCGCGCGCTCGCCGTTGCCGGGCGGAAACTGCTCGGCACCGCCCAGGGCGATGTTCTGGATGCCGGCCGGCGCCCAGGGAAGCGGCCTGCCCTGCTCCGGGCGCAGGCAGCGCAGCAGGTCCAGCTCGAGGGCATCGAGAGCATCTTCGTAGTCGTCAAGGCCGGTATCCACCGCACCAATGACGAAGAAGCCGCGCAATGCCCTGAGCCCACGCGGCCCTGGCTCAGGGTCAAGATCCTTGCCCTTCTGCAGAACGATCACCGGAAAGGTCAGGGCAGCGCTTTGCAGCACTTCGTTGAACCAGCCCGTGCGCACGTTCAGGCCGGTGTCGGTCAGGTAACCGTTGGCCTTGGTGATGGTCTGCAGGCGCTGCAACAGCGCCTGGCGACCGAGGGTCAGTGGGTTGCTCATGACTTCCTCATGCAGGCCGCGGTGATGTAGTGGCCGTCATTGGCGATCAGCATTTCCACCGTGAAGCGCTCGCTGCCGATGGTGAAGATGCCGCCACGGTCTGCCGTAGCCAGCTGCGCGGCGGGCCAGCTGATGCCAATCACGCCGGAGATGAACATGCCGTCCGGCCCCTCGCGCTGCAGGTTGCGGTCCACCATCAGGTCAATGCCCGTGACTGTCACGTCGGGGCCATAGGCGTAGCTTCCAGTGGAGTCAGATAGCCGGGCAGCCGATACGCCGTGCAGGCGCCCCAGTGCCCGGCCGAATCGGCCGTCCATCAGTTGCTCAACCGCACGTTGGCGAAGCCGCCGGATACAGCAGTGACCAGCTTGCCGCAGGGCACAGACGAGGCGGTGCCATCCGCGACCAGGCCACCGTCCAACAGGCTGACCTTGGCGCCGGCGGTCAGGCCTGTGGCGCAGGGCAGCTGCCAGACGCCGACTGCGTGCCCCTGGAAGGGCTGGCCCTCGGCGGCATCCTCGTGGGCTACCACTACCAGCTGACCAATGGCATAGGCACTGCCGGAAACGACACCGCCGGTGGGGGCGATTAGGCTCAGGACGTCGCCGTCCTGTACGAAATTCTTGGCCATGGGATCAATCCTCATTGGGCGGAAGTGAAAAGCCCCGCACAGGGCGGGGCAAGAAACATCCGGGGGCGTTTAGGCGCCGGCGGACTTGGTCATGCCACGGAAGTCGAGCGGCGCGACCCCGGCGTCGATGCGTACCTTGGTAGCCGCCCCGTCGACGGTGAAGCCTTCCTGCTGCTCGACATAGGGCACCTTGATGCCATTGAGGTAGGCCACCTCGATGGTGTCGGTGCCCTTGGCGGCAGCCAGATACCAGGCCGCCGCCGAGGCGTCGTCGAGGCGCGGCTCGCCGATCACCTGGGCGAAGTCCTTGAGCGGGTTGACGATGGCCGAGTTGGAGTCGGCCCCCGGCACCGAGCCCGAGGCGATCAACTGGCGAGCCTTGTCCTCCAGGGCGATGGGGGTCAGCACGAAGGCCGGGCGGATATTCAGGGTCCGCGCCTGGCCGCCTTCGGTCTGGGTCTTCTGGGTGCGCATGGCCTGGCGGGCCTTGCTCAGGGCATCAATGCTCAGCGCCGATCCGGCGCCGGTCAGCAGGTTGCCATGATCGGCATGGAACAGCGCGACGGTGTCGCGCATGGCCGCGTTGGCGGTCAGCACGGCATAAACCAGATCGCCGATGGTGGCCTTGGCAGCCATGCCCATCTTGCGCGGAATGTCGGTCAGCTGGCTCAGGTCGTCGTTGATGATCGCCTGGCGGTTGATGCTGAAAATCTCGCCGTAGGTCGCCAGGGCGATAGGCTCGCCGCGGTCGCCCACCGTGACCTGCTTGTATTCGGCGCCTGGCCGCACCTGGCGCAGAGACGCGAACTCGCCCAGGCCGACGCGATGGGCGATCTTGAAGTCGGCCAACTCGCCCTCTTTGGTCCACAGCTCGAAGGTTTCTTCGGACTCGTTCCAGCCCAGCAGCACCGACTTGTTGGCCACGTCCAGCAGGATGTTGCCGAAGTCGCTGCTGCCGTGGGTGAAGGCCATGCCGACCATCTGCATGGGGTTGTACGACGCCACCCCGATGCCGCGGTCGGCCAGCGACGCGCGGGCCAGCTCGCGCAGGGTCATATGGTTGTAGTTGTTGCTGGCCTCGATGGCGGCCAGGCCGGCACGGGCGAGGATCGAGGCGCGTACCGAGTCGCCGACCAGATTTCCGTTTCCGGCATAGACATGGGCCGGGGCGGTCGGGGTAGTGCCCTCTCCCAGCCGAGCCAACAGCCTGGCTTGGGCCTGCTCGGCGGTGATGGTCATATCGCCCAGGCAAGTCTGCAGCAGCTCGCCCTGGGTGGCGGCGAACGGCTGGAAAACGGCACTGATGGCGGCACGGCGGGCGGTCTCCTCGGCGATCACCTGGGCGCGGGCGGCCGCCAGCGGATCGGCGGGCGCCGGTGCAGGTGTCGGGGAAGGAGCCGGAGACGGGGCCGGCGCCGGCGCGGGAGCCGGCGGGTTGATGCCCTGGGCACGCGGATTGATCAGGTTTTGCATTGCTTGGGGCATGTGGGCGAACTCCTGCAGGCGATTCGAGGTAAGTTGTGCGGCCGTGGCCAGCGGCTCGGTCAGATGGTCGGCAAAGCCGGCGGCAACGGCCTCTCGGCCGTTCATCCAGGTTTCTTCCTTGAGCAGGGCCTTGATTTCGTCCTCGCTCTTGCCGGTCTTGGCGACGTAGGCCATGACCAAGGAGTTTTCGATCTTGTCGAGCAGCTCGGCATAACGGCGTATATCGTCGGCGTCACCGCCCTGAATGCCCCAGGGCTTATGCACCATGATCATGGCGTTTTCGGGGATGTGGATGGCGTTGGCCGCCATCAGCACCACACTGCCCATTGAGGCCGCCAGGCCGTCGACATAGCCGTCTACGTTGGCCGGGTGGTTGCGCAGCAGGTTGTAGATGGCCATGCCCTCGAACACGTCGCCGCCCGGAGAATGCACCCGCAGGTCGATCTGGCTCAGATCGCCCAGGGCCTTGAGGTCGCGGGCGAACTGCTGGGCGGTGATGCCCCAACCGCCGATTTCGTCGTAGAGCAGGATCTCGGCGCGGCCCCTGGCCAAGGCCTTGATGCTGTACCAGCTGCCTTGGGGCTTGGTGTCGTTGTTGATGCCGGCAATGGCCCTGGCCACCGGGGCCAGTAGGGCCGGCAGTTTCTGATGGCTCCCCATGGGGGCCTCCTTGGTTGCGTGCGTGACAGTAACGACAGCGGCGGGCGGATCAGTCCTGCCCCGCCGGCAGCGGTTCGGCAGCGGCGCTGCCGCTCAGCTCGTGATAGGCGTCGGAGCTGAAGACCAGCCCCTTTTCCCGGTTGACGCGGATTTCCGCCTCGCGGGAGCGCTTGAGTTCCTGCGGGTTGCGCCCACGGGCGCGGGCGACCTCGGCCTCGTCTGCAAAGCCGGCCTTGACCAGCGTCTCCCAGGCGTTCGCCTCCTTGACCGGATCGATCCAGGGCATAACCGGCCCCTGATAGACCGCGGCATAGACGGTGGCCGGGGCGACATCGCGCGGCAACTTGAGCGCCCCGCTCGCCAGGGCCATGGCCAGCCACTCGCGATAGACCGGGCGGCACCAGTAGTCGATGAACTCGTGCTGGACCAGGTCATAGCCGAGCTGGGCCTCGACCAGCTCCTGACGCTGGGCGCTGTAGTTGCCGTCGTAGCTGCGCGAGACGGTCGAGTAGCCGATGCGCCCGGAGGCTGCGATGGCCCGCAACTGGCCGTTGCGGAAGCCCTCCAGAAAGGTGTTGGGCCGGTTGCTGGCGATGGTTCCGACCTCCTCGCCCGGTAGCAGGCTGTCGATGACCATGCCGGGGGCAATCGGAAAGCTACGCGGCTCGGCGGACCCGGTGGTCGGCGCGTAGCTATCGGGGTTGCCTTTCTTGATATACATGGCCAGCGCGGCGGAAATCCGTGCGGCGACGCGCTCGCTCTCTTCGTAGTCCTTGAGGTCGGCCAGGCGGATCAACGCGGCATGCAGCAGCGGCACGCCGCGGTTTTGCCCGATCCGCTTGCGGTAGGCGATATGGATGATCCGGTCGGCCTCGACCCGCTTTGTCTGGCTTCCCAGGCGGTAGCCGAGACCGCCGGGGTGTTGCATCAGCAGGTGATAGGCACGCTTGCGCCGCCAGGCGTCGCGTTCGATGCCTTGCACGATCCCCCTGCTCTCGTCGATCAGTTCCCAGGGCAACTGATCGGGCTCCAGCAATTCGAGGGCGAAGGGAACATCTGTCAGGTAGCTGTAATTGGCCACCCGCCCGCGCAGCTTCTGGGCCAGGGCCTCGCCGTCGCGCAGCCAGGTCCGGCAGACCATCCGCTCGACCTGCGGTCGGGTCAGCTCGCCCGAGGTTTCCGGACACAGCGACCATTCGGACCAGGCGGCCTTGATCGCTGCGGCGAACTCGACCTGCACATCGCCGGCATGGGTCAGCGGCAGCGGCTCGACCCCGATGCCATCCCCTCCGACGACACGCTCCTCCAGGCGGTCGAACAGCCCGGTGACGATGTCGTGATCCTCGTCGAGCTTACGGCACTGGGCGCGTAGCGAGCGGGCGTCCTGCTGTAGGGCGGCATCGGCACTGCGCTGCTGTCCCTTGGCCTTATGGGTGCGACTGGGTCTGGCCGCTTCATAGGCCCGGATGACCTGCCGGGCAGCCAGACGCTGAACGACCAGGCCGGGCGCGAAGGGCGCGAGCAGCTTGTCGAATAGATTCATAGGAAGTCCGCCAGGGAAAAGCCGCTCGGCTGGCCGGCGACGCGGGCTCGCTCGGCGGCGAGACGGCGCTCCCACTCCAGGCGGCCCGCGCGGATCTCGGCCAGGTTTTCCATGGTCAGGGTTCGACCTCCAAAGGTGACGCTGCGCCCGTCGAGCACGGCGACCTCGGCCTCCAGATACTTGTCGACCATCTGTTGAGCAGTTAGAGCCATGGGTCGTTTCCAATCTTGAGCCAGCCGCCGTCGGCCGGCGGGGCGGGTTGCGGGGCAGCCGGCGGGACCGGCGATGGATTCCGCGCGACCACCTCGCCGTCTACCGGCGTGGCGGCAGCGCAGGCCAGCGCCTCCAGATCGAGGCCGAAGCGCTGCTGGCTGATGCGCAAGGCGGCCAGTGCGTAGACGAAACAGTCCAGGGCCTCGTTGCGGCGGCCCTTGGCATCCCAGCGATAGACCCGCCGCCCCTTGACGATCTTGGGAACCTTGCTTTCGGAGGTCAGTTGCTTGAGCTCATCCTCGTCGCACAGCTCGTCATTCGCCGGCAGGTGGACGACGCCCGGCTGCGCTTCGCCGGCCTGGGTCTTGCCATAGTCGACGGCCAGCTTGAGGCGGGCATAGATCAGCTCCTTAGCGTTATCTGTGCCGACCTCGGTCAGGTAGACCCGGTGCTTGTTGCGCTTTTTCGGAAAGCTGGCGATGGGCTTGCCATAGACGTTGGCCCCCTGAATCGGGATGACCCAATGTACGCCCAGCTTGCGGCTGGCCGCATAGACCTCATCGGTGTAGCTGCCGCCCGAGTCCCAGCACCAGCGCTCGACGCGCATCACCAAGCCGTCGACGCGGGTGAACTGGCGGTGTAATTCGATGGCCGCCTTTTTCTGTAGCTCCTCACTGGCTGGGTCGCCGGTGAGAATCCAGCGGCGCACCAGCCAGCACTCCTCGCCGGCGCCCCAGGCCCAGACCCGGCCCTCAAGGCGGTCGTCCTGAGTGTCGACCCCACCAGTGAGGGCAACGGCCCGGCCAGGCACCTCGCCCTGCCAGACCTCGCGGCGAGCGTGCAGCACCTCATGGTCGAGGCGCTCGCCCTGATCGTCTTCCCAGACCTCGCCCAGGGTGGTGTTGGTGAAGGTGATCAGCTTCTCGCGGTCGCCCTTGATCTTCAGCCAGTCGGCGACGATGTCCAGCCAGGTGCAAAAAAGGCTGTAGGCCGTCCAGATGTGGAAGCTCATGCTGCGCGGCGTCGTGATGGACTCGCCGGCCGCGTCGAACCAGTCCATGGCATCGCGCGTCCAGATGTCGGTACGCTCGCAGATCCAGCGCCCCTCCTTGGCCGCCTCGACTGCCTCGTGATACCGAATCACGCAAGTACAGTGCTCGCAGATGTACCAGGCCTGCTCGGCTTCGCCCAAGGCGTTGACTTCCCACTTGATGCCGTAGGCGCAGTCCTTGCCCCCCCACTTCAGGTACTGCTCGCGCCCGCAATGCGGGCACGGGATGTGATAGCGCAGCAGGTGCGGCGACTCTTCGGCGGCCTTGGTGATCTGGCACGATTCGGCTTTCTTGGGTGTAGAGCCGCGAATCGACTTCTTGTACGTCGACCCTTCCAGACGCTTATCGCCCAAAAAGGTCGGCGAGCCCTCTCCACCGATATCCGTGTCGAAATTGCTCAGCTCGTCGTAGATCACCTCGTCGGGGCTTTTTTCCCGATAGTTGCCCGAGGCCTTACCCCCCAACCACCAGAGCATTTTCCGGTTGGAAAAGCATTTCTCGGTCAGGGTCGCGTCGCGGTGCTTGCGCCCAAACCAGGGAGCCAGAGCCAACACCACCGGAACGTCGCGGATCATAGTTTCGACGTGCCGCTTCATAATGCCTTCGGCATCCGAATCGGTCGGGCTGTAGGCCAGCACGTTGCGGCGCTTGTGCTGGATCTTGTAGCCGACATTCGCCATCAGCAGTTTGGTGTAACCGACCCGCGCCGACTTGGTGAAATTCACCACCGCGATTAGGTCGTTGCCCATCGCATTGAGGATTGCGCGCTGGAAGGGGGCGGTTTCCCACTTGCCTTCCTGATAGCTCGACTCGCTCGACAAATAGAAATGCTTGTCAGCCCACTCGACCGCGGTCAGTGGCGGTTCCTTGTACAGCGACTGAAGCCCCAGGCGGATGGCCTTGCCCAGGTCATTCATCCAGGGTTTCGAAATACTCATTGACGAGGTCCGGCAGCTGGTCGCCGAGGCCGGCGGCGAGGTTGCGCGCAAGGGCAATTTCCCGCTGCATCGCCTCGACATGGCGGGCATCGAGGTCGGGGTTTCGGCGGCGCAGCTGCAGCGGAATGGTGTCGAGCACCGAGCCGATCTGCGCGGCGATCCGCGAAAAGGCGAACAGTGCGAAGTCGACCGGCACCAGAGTGCGACGCTTGACCTCGTTTTTGATCGCCTGGGTGTCGGCCAGCTCGGCCGTCAGGCGCAGCTTTTCCTGCAGCAGCTTCTTCTCGGCCAGCGGGTCGAGGCCTTCCTCGCCCTCAGCTTCGCCGGACGGCGCGTACTTGCGCGAGGCCTGGGCCAGTCGGTTGTCCAGTACCGACCGGACATCGAAAAACGCCTCGCGGCCGATGCGGGCAACTGGCGTCACGCCCCATCGGTCGAAGGCCTGCACGCTGATGCCGAGGCTGGCCGCCATCTCGCTCTTGTTGAGCCAATGGGCTTGTCTGTCCATGGTCGGCCTCGGTTGAAGGGGGCGGATCACCTCGCTGGCGGGCGCAGCCGCGCGGATAGGGGGTCAAGTTGATGTATTTGAACAGCCGAATCCGCAGGCGGCGCGGGCTGCATCGATTCGACAAAACAACAACAACCCCCCGAAAAAAAGTCATATGTAGTGACCGAGCGGGGCGCGAATTACCCGCACTGGGGGTACGGCCCGGGAGGACCCGTGCAAATAATCCGGATGCCGATGTCACCAGCTATCACCGCCCAGACCGCTGGCGAGCACTAGCGAGGGCACGCTCGAGGGCGCTGCCGAACTCACGCTGAAAGTTCGCCTTGACCATGTTCTCGGCGATGGCGAAGAACGGGACGCGGACTCTGTAGCGCGGCGCTCCGTCGACGAACACGAACACCGGCCGGACTGCGTCACCCATCGCCATGCGGCGCCGCTCCCAGACACCGCGCAGGCCGTCTATCTCGCCGACAAAATAGCGGTCGGCGTTGCCTTTCTTACGACTCCTGCGGCTTCCGGTTGCGTTTGCCTGCGCCCCAGCGACCGTCTCGGCTGCACCCAGACCCGACAGGATCTTCATGGACAGCTGACCCTTGATGTTGCCGTTGTCGTCCATGAATGCAGCATTGGGGACAGCGTACTGATTGCCGCTCATCAAGCCGCGCGCGATCAGCGCTTTCTCGAATCGCTTGTGCCCACGGACGCCACCATAGACCGCCGCCTGCATGTAGCGGTCGGCCGGGACTCCAGAGTTCCAGGCATCTTTCAGCCAGACCCTGGCCTCGGGCTTAGCCTTGGTTGCCGGCTTCACAAAGAGGCTATTCATGGTCGTGCGCGTGGGCTTGTCGAGGCGCTTGCGCATCACGCTCAGCTCACCATCCTTGACTCTCTGAGCCATCCGCGTGGCAGCCAGGGCGAGGGCGAACGGCATCTGCCGTGCTATCTCGGCCAGCTCGGCGACCTTCCCGTCCAAGCCATCAGTCGTAATCTTGATCATGGCTAAAGCCCCTCAACCTTCCGCGCTGCCCATCGCTTGCTCAGCACACGCACCTGCTCGATGCCAAGGACACCGACAAAGCCTGCGGCGAGCAGCGTCCAAGCGAGATTGAGGCCCGCCTGATTCACAGCCAGGCCGACGATCATCACCAGTAACGCGCCGGCCGCCGCCTCGAGTAGCGCGCGCACGATACTCGGCTGATCCCCGTACAGCTGGATGCGGATGTAGGACAGGATGAAGGTCAGCATCATGGCCAGGCCGTGCTCGCGCAGGGCAAGCAGGACACCGGCCCAGAACTCGGGAGACTTCTCGGGCATCTTCATGTCTCGATATCCCCGCACGGGGTAACTGGCGGCCCCTGCGGCATCCCCGCCGGGGAGCAAAGGGATGGAGGGGCCAGAAACGAAAAACCCCCGGCCTTGGCCGAGGGTCTTGAGGTTTATTGTCTGAGCCGTGACCGCAAACACGCCACGATATGAAAAATACTAGGGTAAAGTGCAGCGCATGTAAACACCTTTAGATGTATTAACAACCTAAAGGTGTTATTTGGACCCGCAAAATCCTCCTCCTGCGTTACCCGTCACGCTTGCGCCCTCCCTTTCGCCTTCCGAACGAACTGGAACAGCGCGGCGCAACTCCCGCACTTCGCCCGCTTGCTGCCCGACCGGGTTTGCTTGAGCGCGCCGCCGCACTTCGGACAGGACATCGTCTTGAGCCGCTCAGCCATCGCCCGGTTGATCGCATCGCCGTTATTGCACCGCGGCAGGGAATGCCCCAAGGCGCGCATCGTGCGGCGGTACTCTGTGACGATCCATTTCCCGCCCGGCTCATGGTGCAAGCCGTCACCCATCATGTCGCCGAGCTTGACCAGCTGATTATGCAGGCGGGCGCTGGTGGCGGCGTCCATTGTCATCGCTTTGCTCGTCATATCCTAACTTCCTCCTTTGCAATGGATGTTCGTTTCTAGAGCCAGCCGCCGGCGTTCGCAGCCTGCACCGGGGTCGCCTGCTCAGCGCGTCCCGGTGTCGTCCCGGCGGCAAAAAAAGAGAGGCCGCGCGCTTCGAGCCACAGGTGCCAGCGCTCCAGGGCGTCACGCTTGAGGGCCATCGCGTGGGTATGGATGTAGGCGGCGTCGAGGTCATCGAGGGCGTGATTGAGCAACAGCTCGCCGATCAGGTAGTCGACGCCCAGGTCAGCCCAGGTCGAGCGGGCCAGCTTGCGCAGGTCATGGCTGGTCCACTCGCCGCCGCCCAGACGCTCGAACACTGCCGAGGCCTGGCGGTCGGTCCAGGGCCGGCCGTCGCCGCGCGGGAACAGCCAGGCGCCGTCATAACCCCTGGCCTGTTGCCGGTCCCGATAGGCGCCCAGCAGCGCGGACACCGGACGGGTGATCGGCAGGCGGTGCTCGGCCCCGGTCTTGGTGTCGGCCGCCGGGATGAACCACTCGCCAACCTCACTCAGGTCGACATTGACCCAGCGGGCCTGGCGGGTTTCGCCGAGGCGGGTGCCGTGGCAGAGCATCATCAACGCCAGCAGCACCTCGGCCGGGCGCTTCTCCCATAGACCGGCCAGCCGCTCGAGCAAGGCGGGCAGTTGCTGCGGGCGCAGGGCGCAGGGCTTTGGGCGGATCGCCGCCTCGGTGAAGTCGGTAAAGACCATGCCGGCCAGCGGATCGACCGTCAGCTTCTTGAGCTTGAAGGCCTGCCGAAAGGAGAGCTTGAGCAGCCCGAAGGCCTGGCGGGTGTAGGCCAGGCTGCAGGTCGCCTGCATGGGCCAGATCATCTGCTCGTCAAGGGCGGCACGGTCGACCTCGAGCAGCCGCAGCGCACCGACCCGAGGTCGCAATTGACGTTTGATCAGCGACTGCACGGTGCCCCTGCGCTTGCCGGACAGGTTGCGATCCGCGGCCACCCGCCCGGCATACCAGTCCAGCAGATCGGCCACGGTCAGCCAGCCCGACACTCGCACGGCGGCGGACGGGTCGGCAGTCAGCTCGGCCAGCTTGCCCGGCAGAAGGTCGACGGCGGCGCGCACCGGCAAATCGGGCCAGTTTCCCAACTTGATCGAGGTGCTGCGGCCCTGGGCATGACGGACGATCAGCCAGGAAGCCCGGGCGCGGCCAGTGGCGAAGCGCAGCAGCAGAGGGGGATAACGGAGGTCGCGCAGTTGGCGGATATGGGGCTGCTCGGCGTGCCGACGGATCTCGGCCTCGCTGAACTTGATATGCAGGGTCTTGCTCGCTGGGTCGGTCATACCTGGCTCCCGGTCAGGGCGGCCAGGTGCCGATCAGGCTGCCGGGCCGCGTTGAAGGCGCAGCCATCCCCTACCCACGCAAATGGGCACAGACTGTGAAAGGGGGATAGCGGCGAAGATCATTCGAGGAAAGCGCCGGCATGGCGGCGCGTTACGGTCACGCAGTAGTGGCAGAGGTCGGCGCAGCGGCGAGCATGTGCGCTGCCATGTACTCAATTGCTTGGCGGGTGTGGTCGCAAGAATCGCGAAACACTTCTATCGCCGCTCGCTCTGCATCAGCTACCGCGGCATAAAATCCGTCCTGCACGGCCACCAAGGCATCTTGTTGCTGGACTGCACGCAGCTGATCGACCTCGGCACGCAGGGTGTCGCGCTCGGCGGACAAGTCCAGAACCCACTGAGGATCGCACTGCATCTCCATGTGCATCCGCTTTGCCTGGCGAGCCAAGCCAAGTATCGGTTCGTGTTTGCTCACTCCACGCCCTCCAGCAGTGCGCGGGCCTTGTCAGCCATGTGCTTCAGTTCTTTATCTGCCTCCTCTTTCCAGGCCGATCCGTGCTTCAAGTAGAGGCTGAGTAGCCAATGGATCACCGCTGCCTGCTCGGTTTCTGACCGTTTCTCGATCTGGTGGCCGACTAGGCGCAAGGCCTGTGCAATGTGATAGCACCTGAAATTCGGGCGCCCCAGGATGTCGGCTAGGTCCGGCGTAAGCTCTGGCAGCTTCACGGCGGCCTGCTTGATCTGCTCTGGTGCAGACTGTTCAGTGTTATTCCCAGGCAACAAGCTGCGACAGTTGTCACATGCGTGGATGTGGCGGGACTCGATTCCGTTCAGTATTCCGCTGCCATGCCACGGCATGTAATCCATTGACGCACCACAGTAATCGCATGGCGGATAGTCGTTCTGCTCCAGCGTTGGATGGCTCATGGCGGTCTGCTTCAGCTTCTCGATCACATCAATGAACTCGCCCGAACCGCCCTCCTGCTCCTCACCTGGAATGCCCAGCGCTTCACCCACGCTCGCCAAGTCGTGCGTTGCCCAATGAAACATCCGAAAATACTGATCGCGATCTGCATGCAACCGCTCCAGCAGATTGCACAGGCCAAGAATGTGCTCCTTCTCGGTGTTGCCGATATTCGGTTTGGCCGTGGTGAAGTTGCGGGAGTAGTCCAAGGCGGACTGAATCTCTTCGGCCAGGTTGGCAAAGGGCTTTTTCATTTCGCTGGTCATTACTGTTCGAACTCCTTCGTTTTTTCAATCTTCTTCCCCAGCCTCTTGGCCACATAAGCCCGCGCCTCAGCTAGGCGCAACTTGTACGTCCTCAGCCCTACGCCCATTGCCAGAGCGTTCTGCATCTGAGTTCCTCCAGGCTCCCATCCAACCAGTGCCCGACGCATAACGACCCGCGAGAAACCAGCGGCATACTCAAGGCGCAACACGTCCTCGCGCAGCTGACAGTTCTTTCCCATTTCAACCACCGCAATCTCGATGCTCGCCTCGATAGTGTCGACCGGCTCATGGCTGCCACCGCCTCCGCTGAAAATCAGATGTCCCTCGGCATCCATCCAGCGAGCCAGCAGCGATCCTCCACCGGCGCCCATCGAGCAGCGCGTGTCGGCCAACCAGCGTGCCCATGCATCCAGAAGCAAATCGAAGTCACCAGCGCGCCGACGCCCTCCACTCATGCGCAAAACCTCTCGAACGCCTGCTCCAGCATCTGCAGGCGCTCGACGGCTGATTGCCTAACGGCCCGCAGCTCAGCGACAAGGCCTGCATAGTCGAGAGCAAGAGCAGGCGGCGGCGGAGAATCGGACGCCACAGCAGGCACCACCTCGGGAACGAGAATGGGCGACTCTTCCACCAGCTCTGGGGAAGGCTCAGGCAGGCACGGCAGATCCTCGGTAGCCACGCCGACCGCCTCGCCGTGGTTATCCAGCCGCTGGATAGCACCGCCATGGCGCAGGAAGTCCGCCACCCGCTCATCTATCGAGTCCTGCTCACGCTGATGGCTTGGTATCCGGCACATGCTCAGGCGCTCCGATCCACAGGCACAAAACCGCCATCGGCCGCCCGTACACGCGGCTTGGCCAGCTTTGCTGTCGGAGCGATCCACTCCGGTACCGTCGACAGGATCGGGCTCTGCCGCGTCGGCATGACGATCCCGAAGAAACGCTCCTCGAGGTCGCCCTGATGCACGCGAACAAACACCCCGCTGGAATCGTTCGACACATCTAGGCGCAGAGAGGGAGACCAATCGCCATCGCTCTGGCAAAGAATGCCCAGAGCTTGGTCGAACACCCCCAAGCAATGCGCGGCGATAGCCGGCTGCGCCCCCGGCTCGACCACCCGCTCATCGCGCACCAGGCGACGCCAGTCGGGGAACACCCCGACCAGCTGTCTGATGCGCTCGGCCGCAAGGGCATCGCCTGAGAATGGGTCCGGCGTGACCGAATGCCCCGCCGCCATCACAACCGCACCGCACTCGCCAACCCACAGCGACTGTGCCTCCAGATCGGGGCGCTTCTTCGGCGCGACCGCCTGGCAGACCTTCAGCAGGCGCCGGGGAGCGGCATCGAGTATGACCTCGCTCCAAGCGGGGTCCATCCACCCCTCCGGATCATGGATAGCCCCCAGCACATGGCCGTTGGTGGCGACCAGCACCACGCCTTTCTCGTGATGCCGCTGGAGGCAGACCCCGTTGAGGTAGTAGCGGGCATCATTCTCCGCGGCGAACAGATGCACAGCCGCGAAATAGCGCGGATTGACGCGAGCGAGATACTTCATAGAAAGGTCCGAAGAGGCCGCCAGCCGGCAGCAGGTTGCACGAATCAGCCGCCGCACTCGGCCGCCAACTTGAATCCGTTTTTCTTGTCGCGCTTGCAAGTCGGCAGCGACAGCCCCGCGCCGCACATAGCCCGATCACCGAGGAACACCGCCCGCTCGCACACCGCGCAACCCTTGAGGCGGATCTCGTTGGCCTCGACGATTCGCGCCGGATCGGCATAGGCCCAGATCGGCAGCGTCATGACCTGCCTCCTTTCGCCCTCAGCAGCACCTCGGACAGCGCCTCCAGCGGGTCGAACTGGAGGCCATTGCCGCCCTCGCGATCCGTCACCAGCAGCTCGCCGCGCTCGATGGCCACCACCCCGGAAACCGGCCCGGTCAGGTGCCAGACATGGCCACCATGCCGGCGCACAACCGCGGCCTCCGCAGCGGTCAGCAGATGGGTAAACACAACACCCCGTATGGGGCGGCGGCCTGTGGCGGCGCCTTCCAGGGCACGTTCCACGGTTCGGGCGCGACCGTCGCTGACCCGGCTCCCCAAGATTGGAAAGGCCTTCAGCTGCTGCTCGTCCAGTTGCTCCAGGCGGCGAGCGATGGCTTCGCGCCTCCCCAACGTGCCGCCCGATAATCCAATCACCAGCATGCTCACCCTCACCCACCGGCCGTGCCGGATAAAAAGCCCGGCCCGATCAGGCGCGGGCACGCTCGATCTTTTCCTTGCGCACGGCCATCAGGTGGTCATGCAACACCGCCGGCACCGGCACCTCACGGGCAGCCATCACCCGCGCGGAGGCGCCCTCGGCCTCATCCACAGTCACGTTTGAAGCGATCCAGCGGCGATACAGCTGACGAGAGCCAGGATCGGCGGCGAGGTACGGCGGGCAGCTCCACTCGGCGAGAAACCAGTCGATCCACTGCTGCTCATGGGTGAACAGCACCGGCACGGTCGGAACAGCAACTGCCGGAGGATCAATCAGCATCGCCGCCAGATCGCCGCGCAGTTTCAGGCGCAGCCGGCCGTCTTCAGAGGCACGATCAAGAACCTGGGCGTGCTCGCAGTAGGTCAGGAATTCAGCGGCATCGTCCTGGCCGCAGCCCAGCCCCTGCAGCACATCGCCCCAGGCAAGTACCGCCGACGCGGGCGCCGGAACGGTCGCGGCATCGGCCACAAGCTCGACCAGCTTGAACAGCCGGGCAAACCCCACCAGGCCGAAACGCTGCTCGAGCTTGCGCGCGATCACCAGGGCAGAAAGCCCGCCGGGCACCCTAAAGCCGCGCATTTCCAGCCTCGACGGCCTGCATGACCGGACCATAGATGCCGTTGAAATCGACCACGCCACCCGACACGCGAACGATATTGATCGCCGCGCGAATCGACGGAGAACGCTCGAATCGCGCCCATGACAAGATCGTCCGGGGCTTCTCGCCGAGCTTCTCGGCGGCCACGGAAATCGGGTCGTGCTCGTCCAGAGCGTAAATCCAGGGCTTTAGCTCCACCTAAAGAAAACCTCTCCACTATTTGTGGAGACATTACCCGCGACCTATCGCCAAGACAAGGCTTTTTTGTCTAGATTTACACTCTGAGTGTATATTCACACACTAAATAAACAACGAAGCACCTTGTAAGGGATACACATGTCAGACCTGCGCAAGATCATTTCCACGCGGCTCCGCCAACTGAGACACGCCAGGGAATGGACGGTCGAAGAAACCACACGGCGACTGTCTGCACTCTCCAGCGAAACCATCAACCCAAGCCGCTACGGCAACTGGGAACAGGGCATCCGCGCCCCGCGCCTGGAGCAGTTTGTCGAACTTGGCGCACTGTTCGGCGTGGCCCCCGCCTACATCGCCGGCATCTCCGGAGACGACGGCAGCTCCCCCGAAGCCTCTCGCTACACCGTCCCGACCCCGGCCGCCATCACCACCCCGGCAGGACCGATGGCCCTGGAGCAGATAGACGACTCCTTCGCGATCAGCCTCGAGCTGATCGACAGCCTCGGCCTCAACCGAAATCGGCTAGCGATGGTTCGTGCGGAAGATGACAACATGGCCGGCGTGATCGAGAAAGGCGACCGCGTGCTGATCGATATGGGCTCGACCAGCGTTACCCGTGACGACATTTTCGCCCTGCTGATCAATAGCCGTGTGCGCTTTCGCTGGATACGCCACGCCTTGACGGGCGGCTACACGGTTCAGGACGAAAGCGGCAAGGAAAAGGCTGACATGACCGCCGAGGGACTCAGCAAACTGACCATCATCGGCCGCGCTGCAGCCATCATCCACACCCGCTAACCCTTTCGGAGAGCCTCGCGGGGCTTTCCACGCCCGCGCTTTACACTTAAAGTGGCCAGATACACCTAAACAAGGCAGTAATAATGAGCACAAGAACACTGATCCTCCTCACCGAGGAATCGCAAACCAGCATCTATACCGGACTGCACCGCAAGGCGGCCTTTGCCGCCGGCATCGAAGCACTCGCCTTGCGGGCTATCGAAACCGGCGAGCAGGCACCGCTTGAGCACATCGCCGACATCGCCGGCGCCCTGAAAGACGAACTCGCCCAACTGGCCAGCAACATCCTCCAGCTCAAGGCCGCCAAGGTCTGAATCAAGCCAGGGAAGACCATGTACGCAGAACAGATCCAGGGCGACGACGTGATCGGCCTGCCCGGCCAGAACCTTACCCCCACCGAATTGCGCGTGCTCGTCGGCCTCGCCGATGGCCATGCCCCCAGCACCGTCGCGGCAGACATCCAGACTGATGCCAGCACCCTGCGCCGCATCGAGGCCAGCATCAAGGCCAAGCTCGGCGCCAAGACCCACCCGCACATGATCACGCGCGGTTTTACGCTCGGCGTGTTGATCCCTCGCGCCCTGTGCCTGCTGCTGGCACTGCTCGGCGCACTGGAATCCCTCGACGTCGACGGTATGCGGCAGCGTGCACCGAAGCGCAGCCGGATCGCCAGTCAAAGTCGCCTCGTCAAGAAAGACAGCCGCCATGGCGCAGATGGCACAGGCCCGCTGTTCGTGCAGTCGGTCGGGTATTCGGGGATTTCCTCAGCCAAACACTGCCCCATGGCGTGAGCAACTCCGGCCCTTGCCGGGGCTATTCCTTGGGGCTGGCCGCAATGGCCAGCAACTCATCCCGGAGGCGGTCGATCATCTCAAGGGCATTGGCTACCGACGAGGGGGATCTGCGGCACTCGTTCACCGAGACAACCGGCAGGCCCTGACCAAAGCTCTCATCCAGGCGGGCGACGATCTCCGAGTTCAGGGAGCGGCGGCTTTCTTTGGCTGCATGCTCCACCTTTGCGCGCAACTCTGGCGGCATACGGAGCGCAAACGGGGTGATGTCTCGGCTCATCTGCGCCTCACAAAAAACGTGAGTCACCATAGCTTCACGACAAATTGACTTCAATGAGTCACGGTGAAACCATAGCCACCGTGACTCACTGGGAGATCGTCATGAAAAAACGCGACATCATGCCGTTTGGACTGCGCTTGCAACCGCCACTGAAAGCACGCGCCAAGAGAGAGGCCGAGCTAAACAGACACAGCATGAACACCGAGCTTGAGCTACTGATCGAGGATGGATTCAAGTTGCGAGAAATGCTGAAGAAACAAACCGAAGCCTGAAACGAAGAAGCCCTGGCACAGCAACAGCTAATGCCCCTTCAACGTCGACAAAAAGCCGCTCCGTGCCACGCCGATAGCACATCACAAACACCTCTCAGCGCCGGCAGCACCGGTAACAACCCTGCTAGAATTAACGAATTCTTGAATTCTTGAATTCGTTAATTCTTTACTAGGTAACGCCATGCCCTACGTCATCGGATGCGTTTCGCAAAAAGGCGGCCCCGGCAAGTCCACCCTCGCCCGCGCCTTGGGCACTGCCTTCGCCCTCAACGATTGGTCTGTGCTACTGGCCGACCTCGACACCAAACAAGGAACCGCCACCGCATGGCAACAGCGCCGCCTGCGTGCTGGTGTCAGTCCAGAGGTTCCGGTGCAGATGTTCGGCAACGTAGCCGGTGCTGTGCGCAAGGCCGGCGACGCAGACATCCTGATCGTCGACGGCGCACCGCACGCCAGCGCAGAAACTGTGGCGATCGCCAAGGCCGCCAACTTGCTGCTGATCCCCACTGGGCTGTCCCTCGACGACCTCGAACCGGCGGTGACCCTAGCCAACACCCTGACCGACCAGCATGCCATCCCGCTCGAGCGCCTGGCCTTCGTCCTGTGCAAGACCGGCAGCAGCACCGCCGAACTGGTCGAAGCGCGCACCTACCTGAGCAAGACCCGGTTCGCCACCCTTGAGGGCGAGATCCCGCAGAAACCCGCCTTCAGCCGCGCCATGGACGCCGGCCTGTCGGTGATCGAAACCCCCTACAAAGCCCCGCGCGAACAGGCCCTGCAGGTCATCCAGGCTGCCATCGCGCGCTTTGAACACCTGATCGCCAGCGCCTGAACGCCCTCTGGAGAACGCCATGACCGAAGCAAAAACCCCTCGCATCAGTGCGCCAAAACCCCACCGCCTCAACAAGGGCGAGCCGCCGCAATCGGCCGCCGACACCGTCGTGGTTGGCAACAACACCCGCACCGGCAGCGACAGCCAACTGGTCGACATCAATTTCAAGATCCCGGCAGAGCTGCGCAAAGACTTCCGCCTGTTCTGCGCCACGCACGAAGTCTCACAGGTCTCCGCATTCAAGGAGGCCCTGATCGACTACATGAAGAAAAAGGGCTGGACACCGAGCAAGTAAGCACCGGCCGCCCAAACGACAAGCCCCGCACATGGCAGGGCTTTTTCTTGCGTGCGTGACGGGTAACGCCCTACAGCTCGACCAGGAAGGACCGCACTCCCATCCCCTGGGCGAAGCGCTCGACCGCGGTCAGGCTGGCCCACTTACGCAGCGGCTCGCGCCTTGACCGCACCGGCAGCCAGTTCACCCCGATCCGCACGTTAAAGGTCCACCATTGCCCATCGGCTGTGCGCCGGGCGAGAAACTCGCGCGCTGCGCCCTGGGCGATCATCAGCTGCAGGGCCTCCTCGCTGATTGCCTGGCGCATCAGGCCACCAGCTCGGCCGGTACCCGCACCACGTCGCCCAGCATGACCACCACCCGCGCGCGGCAGGCGGCGACCAGCAGCGTCGGGCCGCCCTGCAGGCGCTGGAATGGCTCGCGGCCATAGGCGAACGCGCGGAACCCCTTGTGGGCGGGGTCTTGCACCATGCCAAAGCCCTTGCACCACTGGTCGAGTAGCGGCCCAGCCTGCGACCAGTCGCGCTCGGGGCGCCAGGCGATCAGCCGGCCAGCCTCGCGCACGGCCACCCGCGCGGGCAAGCCGTAGGTTGGCGGCAGCAGGATCGGCTTGCGGCCCTCGGCCTCGGCCACCGCCCAGGCCAGGGCAGCGCCGGCCAGCTCGCCGGCCGCCACCTCGACCATGGGCGGCGCGGCAAAGAACGGGTCAGCAGTCGAGGGCATAGCTTGGGCTCTCCATAGGGGCGGGGTCGGCGTAAAACCATATACTGGGGTTATGGTACGCCACCCCCCTACCCTCTGGCAGCCAGAGCCCATGAAAAATCCCGCCGGAGCGGGCTCATCTGGTGGGGGCGATTGAACATAGCGTCCGTTGCGCGCAGCGATGATGTAGCGTGATCCGGAGTTATTCAGCGTGATTTCCGATGATCGAAAATGATCAATTAGCTTTGCGCTATTCAACTGATAGTGGAATAATAATCCCGCAACTGCGGAACGACTGACCGGATGAGATTGAGCGTTCCCTAGCCTGAAAGGGTGTTCGCGCAAGGCGAACCGAGGCGTAAGCCGAAGTGGTGTCCGGATCTGCTTTAACGAATACGAAGAAGGCGCCTATGGCGCCTTTTTTCGTCTCTGCCTTTCAGCTCAGCGTTTGGTCGCGGTCGGCTCGCCGAGATAGACCTTGCCGCACAGCAGGATGAAGGCCATCGAGCCCTTCAGGCTGGGCCCGCCACCCTCATCTTGGTGATAAGCACTTTCCACCACCAGGTGCAGATCCTGCCATTGCCGCCGATCTCTGGAAGCGCGGCGTACCTCAAAGAAGACGTGGTAGGGGCCTTCCGGATCATCGATGGTGATCGAATAACACCAGTTGCGCTCCGCCGTCGTTTCCCAGACTTTTGCCTTGGGATGATTCAGCGTTTGGATCAGGGCAGGCAACTGCTGAGAGAGGCGGTAGCGGATCGGGCAGAACGTCCTGGGCCTGAGTGATCCTGCATCGATGATCGGCTCGCTGGCAGGGTGGCTCGCTTGGTCATAGCCATGGCTGAAACAGTGGTTGGAAAAGGTGACGTGCACACGCAGGTCACGCTTGGCCGTCTGACTATAGACGACGAAGGTGAAAGGCTCGAGATGCGAGAGATCGATGCGCTCACCAGCGATGACCAACTCGGGAAAATACTGCTGTTCGGCCACGCTGGTCTCCTTGATAAGCGCCCATTTTACCTGAACTTGCCGGCTTAGCTCTCGCACTTCATGGTAAATAGGTCATGCTCCTTTGATGTATTTCATGGGATCTCCTGCGGTCAATGCGTTACCGTCACGCCCGGTAGTCATCGCTCAGCCCAGCCTCCCGCAGTCGCTTCTGCAGCACCGCGACCACCTCGAAGGCCTGGGTCCGCTCGGCCACCACCATGGAGTTCTCCCGCTCTAGGCTGCGAAGGCTCTGCGTGTACCGCTCCCCATCCTTGCGCCGCGCCTTGAACTCCTCCTGATAGTTACGATGCGCACGGCTGGCCTCCTCCGTGTGGCGCTTGATGATGTTCCGAATGCCCTGGTCATTGCCCATCGTGTCGACGCAGGCACTCCAGCGGGAATCCTTGAACAGCCTGTCGATCAGATCGCGAACGCTCTGGGCCTTGAGGTGCTCCAGGTCGCTGCGGATCGTCAGGTGACCGTCGATGCACCACAGCAGAAATGCCAGGTCGCTATCACTCAGCCGGAACTCGCGCAGGCCTTCGGCCTCCTGCAGATCGTCACCGCCCCCGAGCAGACTGTCGCGCTCGGCCACCAACTGGGCATTCTCCTGCTCCAGCTGCTCGACTCGCGCTCGCAGAGCCTCAACCTCCAGGCGCTGCCGCTCCAGAAAACACCGCGCCTCGGCTGCGCCCTGCTCCAGCGCCTCGCGCGACCAGCGCGCGTCGCCCGGAGAGTCATGCCCCACACTGGCGACGGACAGGCGCCGCTGCAGGCTGGTATAGGCCTGCTCATTCTGGCTTCCAGGATGCTGCTCACTGCAATACTGGCTCTCCTTGCCCGCCAGATACCGAAGGAGCATCAGCTCGTCGCTGGTGAACTCCAGTTCGACGCGCCTGCCCTCCTCCCGCTCGCGCCTCCTCTTCTGCCGGTGCCGGCGCTGCCGCTCGGCGGCGCTCAGCGGCTGGCGGGCAGCCTCGACAAGGTCAAGGGTCGCGGTGTCGTGGGGATCTCTCATCGCCGTCAAGCCTCCTGCACAACGAGTAAAGAATTCTTTAATTCTTGAATTCTTGCATCCCGGCAGACCGCATAGCGCCCGCCCGCCGTCTTGGCCAGCGCGCCCGCCTCAACCGCCATGCGGAAAATCTGCCCGGCGCGCAGGTTGCCGATGCCGGCCGTTTTCGCGAACTCGCGCAGCGTGACCAGTGCGCCTGCCCCCGCTTCCGCGGTGTGCTGGAGCAGTTTCTGTAGCAGCTCAGCGTTGTCGCCCAGCACTGCCGGGCCGCTGCCGGGGAGCGTTGCTGGTGTTGTCGGTGTTTCCGGCCGCGCTTCCGGGGCCGGGAGCAGCGTTGCCGGCACGGCCTCGACGGTTTCCAGGGCAGCCAGATCGGCCACCCGAACACGGGACGGCACCTGGCGCAGCGCGGTCAGGATCAACGCCGGGACCACCTCCAGAGCGAAGGCGAAGCCCAGGCAGAGCAGAGTGGCCACCTCCAGCGGCAGGCCGGCGCCCTTGGGCATCTTGGCGCGCAGCGCGGTCAGCTCCATGGACTGGCGGTCGAGCCGCGCGCGGGCCTGCTCGCGCTGATCGGCGATGCGGGGTAGAGCAGTAGCCTCTAGTTCGGTGGCCTTGCTCGCCATGCCGCGGTCCCGCAGGGCCAGCGCCTGGGCGTGCACCGATTCGGCCTCAGCATCCAGGCCGGCGAGCAGCCGGATATCGTCCGCGCGGGCGGCTTCCAGATCGGCGATGCGCTGCGACTGGACGGCCTGCTGCTCGGCACGGCTGCCGACGATGGAGGTCATCAGCCGGTCATAGGTCGCCCAGCACGACACCCCGGCCAGCAGCAGGGCACAAACCACCAGCAGCACCGCGCACAGCCGCCGGCCGGCGCCCAGCAACGCGGCCGCGAACGGCCAGGCCAGGTACTTGAAGACATCGAGCAGTACCGCCGCCACGGCGAACAGCAGAGCCAGCCGGCGATCCTCGACCAGGACGAACATGGCCAGGCCGACCGACACGGCGGTGACGCTGGACAGCACCAGGGCGATGGACCGGAACGCCCAGGCCGTCGGCCGGGCGAAGGTGATAGTATTGGTACAGGACATGGGTATCTCCATTTGTCCGCCGAACGCCGGGGCCTGCAATGCCCCGGCGTTCATCTTTCTGCCGCCTGCTGGCGGCCTCCTGTGACGCCCCGAAACCCTCCCGAACACCCCTGGCCAGACGGCCAGGGCGTGCCCGCATGCTCGCGGCGCCTACCTCGATCATAGTAAAGAATTCAAGAATTCTAGCAATCAAGAATTCTTGAATTAAAGAATTAAAGAATTCTTTACTCGACGAACAGGTAGAGGAGGGCGCCGCACATTGGGATGGGCGCGCGCCTGTTCGTCATGCATATAAAGGAAGGGGGAATCCCCGCAGACGCGGGGAATGTGACGCGTCACGCCACGAGATTTCCATTGACCCTCAATTTAAGGGTCAAGGTCTACGCTACCGGCTGCCCTCGACCAGCCGGGCCAGCCGCCGGCAGGCCGCCTCCATCAGAATGGGAAGGGCCTCGACCGGGACCCGCTCCCACACCAACCGGGCCAGGCGGTCGCCGTCCGCCGGATCGACCACCACCGAGCCGAACGGCACGGCCTCCATCTTCGGTGCGCCGCCCTCGCCGAAGGTCAACACATAGCGGTGCCGCTCCAGCAGCAGGGCGGCAACGCCATCGGCGATCCGCTGCTCGGTCGTGGCGTCCCAGCTCGGCACCTGGCCACCGGCATCGAGCACCGCCTTTCGGCAGTTGCCGAAGTAATCCATGGCCAGTTGCCGAGCGTCACCCGTCACGCTAGCGAGCGGATTGGCCGGCTCCGGCGTTGGGGCCGACTGGGGAGCCGAGACGGCGGAGAACACATGCGGGATTTTCCGCTCCAGCCAGACGAGGAGTTCGCTGCCCTCACGGAAGCGGGCGGACAGATCGAGCATGCCGGTATGGCTGACCATCTGGATATGCCGGCCGCCGCACGGCACGCAGGAGAGCTGCCAGGGCTGGAGAAACCCGGTGATGACGTAGGCGTCGCGCCGACCCAGCGCACGGGCCAGGGCCGCCGCCCCGTACCAGTAGCCGCCCTCCATGTGCATGACCCTGATCTTGATGCCCTGGTAGCGCAGCACGACGAAGTCGGCGTCGGTGTCTGGATCTTCCTGCTCTGCCGGCGCGGGGGAAGAGGAGGGTCGGTGGACTTCCTGCTCGACTTGGCTGAAGTAGCAGTCCTCCAGCTTCCCGAACACATCCCAGGCCTGGTCGGTGTCGAGCATCTTGGCATGGCGGGCGGCGCCGTGCTCGGTCCAGAGCGTCAGGCTCCTAGCGTTTACACCAACAGACCATCTTAAAGATGGTCTGTCATCAACAGACCCGATATTATCGGGTCTGTTCTTGAAAGCCTTGAGTTCAGCGCCCTCCAGCCTATAGAAGTGCTTGCCTTCCTCGAACCGGGCAGCATTGCGAGTGAAGTTTTTCTGTACATACTTCGCTTCAGTCCCGTACAGCTTCGCCAGTAACGCCGTGGTCACGACACGGCACCCCGCATGGGTGATTACCGGCATGTTTTCTGGATTCACATCGGAGCCTTCTGCACGAGCGGCAGACGGATTCTGGGTAGGGCGCGACTGAGACATGGCGGAACTCCTTTGCTGGTTGATGAGTTCGCCACTGACCGCTTGCAGACGGGGAAATGGTGGCGAACCGCGCAGGGTCTGCAAGACCGGGAGCAAAGGGACCCGGCAGACCCGAAGGTCTCCCTACGCGGCCCGCCATAACAGGATTTCACAGACACCAAAAAGCGCGCCGTGAAGGGTTAGCGCTATGAGTCTTTGCTTGCTCGGGCTTGCAGACCCGGCTGCCGATGAGCGGCAGCGGACGGACTCTACGCCGATGTCAAAATGCCTGTCAACGCGCAATGGAGCCGCACCACCGCGCGCAGGGCGTACTCTACCAGATTCAAGAATTCTTTAACTCAAGAATTCTTGAATTCGTTAATTCTTTACTGGCAGCCACCCCCACGCCCTCCATCCTGAGCGGGCGCAGCCTCGGAAAGAGCAGCGTTACCCGTCACGCTGACGGCTCGCCAGCCTGCCGCTCCTGCGCCACCAGCAGCCTGGCCAGCTCCTGCTGCTGTGCCCGCAACTCCCCGCGCAACTCCGCGGCGTTTCCGGCCTCCTGCTTCGCCTCCTCGCGAGCCTCGCGCACCTGCTTACGGGCCTCCTCAAGATCGCAGCCGGCACCGTCAAGGCGGGCCAGGGCGGCCTGCAGCTGGGCGCGGCCGGTCTCGACCTCGGCGCGAGCCTTGTCCAGCTCGGCACGTAGCTCAGCAGCGAGTCGGGCATCGTCCTCGCGGCGCTGCGCGGCAGCCTGTAGCTGGCCGTTGACGGCGGCCTCGCGGGCGCGGGCATCCTGCTCGGCCTGCCGGGCCTGCTGCAGTTGCTTGAGCAGCTCGGTCTCGCGGCGGGCAGCGGCTTCGGCCGCTTTCTTCGCGGCCTTCTCGCCGGCAGCAGCACGCTCCTTGACCTGGGCCAGCTCGACGGCCAGTGCCTGGCTACGCGCCTTCTCCTCGGCCAGCTTCGCGTTCTGCTCCCGGTACAGGGTCTGGGCGGCGGCCAGCTGGGTTTCCATCTCGTCGACGGCCGTGGAGGCATCGGCCAGCTCCCGCTCCATCTGCTCACGCTGCTCGCCGGTGGTGCGTACCAGATCGGCGACGCGGCGCTCGGCGGTCTTCACCGCGCGATCATTCAGCTCGACCGCCAGCCGGGACAGACGCTCGACCAGAGCCTCGCTGGTGGCCTTGAGCTGCTCGGCGACCTCAATTGGTAGCTCGGCTACCGGCTCTGCCTGGGCGATGGCCTGACTGGCAACGAACTCTTCCCAGATTTGCTTGAGCCGGTTTGCGTTGCCGCCGCCCAGGCGCTGGCGAAGGGCGAAGCCGGTGATGTTGCGGCCGGCCGCCTGCAGGGCTTGGCCAGCTTCGATGATCTGTTCCGGGGCGATGTCGGCGGGGCGCATGCGGGGGTCTCTCCATGAGCGGGTTTGTTTCGGAGAGCATAACAACAAACTAACAAACTAACAAATAAACTATTCAACACCGCGAATTGCCCCGCCGAGGCAACGCCCAGGCCCTCGGGCCGCCGGCGCCGGCCGCAGCAGATCGCCCAGGACACCCGCCGGACGGCTCGACGAAACCACCTCGGCCACCTCCGGGACGCTGCCCAGAACCATATTCGCCTGACTTCCCGCAGGACCTGCCACCGAGCACAGCGCTGCTGCCCGGCACCCCATAGCCAAAGCCCGCCAGCGGCCCGGCATGCAGCGCTTCCGCTTCGCTGTGCGCTGATCCTGCGTCTGCTCGCTTTTCGCGCCGGAGGCCCCTCGGAGGCCGCAGGCAAGGCGAAAGAGCCAAGACCCTACCCCTCGACTGATTACCCGGAGCGCAGCGACGCCGCCGAAGGCTGGCCCGTGAAGGAGCGAAGATCCGTTGCACGATCGTGTTTGTGCTCGGTGCTTGGCGGATCACAGCGACTGGAAGGGGCCGGGTTCGGTCTGTCACCGTCGGTGCGATGGCCTCGACCGGGTACCCTCCGCGCCGAAAGGCGCGAAGTGAGGGGCCATCATCTAGAGGACTGCACGGGGGTTGTGGGTAAACAGCGGGGTAAAGGCTCTGTTTTACAGCCATAGGCTGGTACCACTGGACGCCTAAATTTGCAGCAAAGGGAAGGGCATCCGGGGCGGTTGTCCCAATCGGAGCATCGGTCTGTGGATAAGTGGTCGAACGAGGGGGTTGCGGGGCGTAAAACGGGGGGAGTTGCGGCGTCGGGAGGGCGCTGGAGAGCGTTTTCCAGCATGCGGGCGAGCGGAAGCGGCCGCTGGGCGGCTGCGGGTGGCGGGGATTATCAGGTGCGGTTGAGCAGCTTCTTGAGCAGCTCGAGCTGTTGGGCGGGCGAAAGCTCGGCATGCTCGATGGCGATCTGCTGCGCCAAGTCGTATTCGTCTCGCCGGCGGACCTGTTCGCGCTGCTGGTCGAGCTGCACGACCTTGGCCTTGCGTGCCGACTGAGCCTGATGGTGCGACTGCTTGCGCTGCTGGGCGGCAGCCAGATCCTGCATGGCCTCCTGCTGCTGCTTGGCCTGGATAGCACGCAGCTTGACGTCGCGCTTGGCCTTGGCGCGGGCGACCGTCTCGGCCAGCAGGTGGCCGAGGCCGAGGTCGACGAAGAACTGCCGGCGCATGTGAATAGTCACGCGGGTGATCCAGTGCTGGCCATGCTTGTAGATGCGGCTGAAGCGGCGATACACGTAGCCGGCGTCTTCGAGCGCGGACAGTGTGCGCGAGACGCGGCATTCGGAGAGGTTGCCGCTCTGGGCGAGCCGGCGCTGCCTGTTGAGGCAAAAACGGCCGTCTTCGGCGTACCAGCCCAGGCACAGGTTGGATAGGTCGATGCGCGCCAGGATCGTCTCGGCGAGAGCGCCGAGGGCGTCCCAGCGCTGTTGCTTGGTGCGGCAGCCGGAGGCATGGATGGTGTCAAGGCGGCGCAGCCAGCGCTGCTCGCGCTTGCGGACTTCCTCGGCGATGCGGTCGGCAGCCAGGCCGAGCAGGGGGATCTTGCGCTGCTTCTCGGTGAGCTGGCGGGGCTGGTTGTCGGCGGCATGCCCGGCAACGGATTTGAAGGCCGGCGCCGGCGGATGGTCGGTCAGACCGGCATAAACGCCGGAGGCCACGCTCCCGAGCTGGCGGGGATAGACAGTCATTGCCATGACGTCACCCCGGAAAATGTCAGAGCCTGCGCAATCGCAGGACGGCGCGTGCGCGCGGCCGATTCCTTCAGCATGCTGTCCCCTTTGCAACGCTTGCTTCGAAGGGGACCGACCGTTAAACTCTGACCTGTCGCGGGTCGATTCGAGTTTTTTTGCTTCGGTCGATCTCCGAAAGCCCCGGGCCTGCCAGCTCGGGGTTTTCTTTTTTCTAAGCCGTTGTTTTTGCTAAGTTCTTAACGCCCGTCAGGGCGCTGCCGAGTGAAATCCTAACACCTCGGAATAAAAAGTCCACCAAAAGTGTCACTCAGTCCTCTCTCCCCCCTTCAGGCTATCGACTGCACCGAGCACCAGTTGCAGCGATAGGCCCATGCCTGGGTGTGTCGTGCCGTCGCCGTCAGCGGACAGACACAGATATTCTACGTAGTTGTAAAGACTTTCGATGGTATCCCCGTTGGTCAGGCCGATCAAAGGGTTTCCTTGGTGTGGGGGCTGGCTGTCGCTCATGCCGGTCCTTCTCCTTCTGCGCATAGACGAGCGTGTCACATTCTACCCATGCCCCAAATAACTGGATATACATTCAGTATGGCTATTTGATGTGAGGCATTTTTCCGGGCTTCCCACGCTTTCAGAATAAGGCGCAATGCGCCTAAATAATCCTTTTCATTTAGGCGCATTGCGCCTACTATATTTCCCGTTGGTGGCACGCAGAGAGCCACTCGAACCGAGGGGGCTAGCCGTTGCCACCGGGGATCGAGATGAGACTTTCAGATGTGGCGACCATCCGCACGAACGACCCAGAAGCTCACTTCTGGCTTGTCCGGCGGGGCTCAGCGGAGCGATGCGGCGAGCCGGTTCGAGTGTTCAATCCTGAGCACATCGGCATCCGGGTAACCCGAACTGACATCCTCCTCCCTGACTACCTCTACTACGTGATGATGCACATCCATCAGAGCGGACACTGGAAGAGGCTGGCGAGGGGAACCCTGAATCTGGTCAACATCCGTGTTTCAGACATCCTCACCATCGAGCTGTCACCACGGTGAGTCGGGGGGCCGAAAGGCCCCCGGATCTCGACAATCGCCCTAGGGAGCACACATGAAGATCGACCTACCCAGCATCGAGCAGCAGCAGGCCTTTGTGTTCGAGCAAGCCACCCGAGAAGCCATCGCACAGCTACAGGCCAACCTGCAGGCGCCACATATTGCTCCGCAGACCGAGCTGGACGAGAGCGCCTATTCCCGCGCCCACCTGCTGCGTGAGCGCGAGGGCTGGGAGGCACCCCACCAGGACATCGTCGGTGCCTACTTCCGGTACTTTCAGCAGCACTTCCCCGAGTACAACACCGACAAGAAGCTGGCCGCGCTGCTTGGGCTCAGCGGTGACCGGCGCGTACGGGAGTTCAAGGAAGGAGCAAGAAAGGTTCCCTATGGCGTCTGGCGAGCATTCCTGGTCATGACCGGCCGCGCCCCGCAGGACGTACTGCCCGTCTTGGCGTATATGGCGTGACGGGTAACGGACTGCCGCTCATTGGAGTGATAACTGTTTGCTCTTGGCGATGGCATCCTCAAGGATCTGGACGATCTCATCGTCAAGCGTGTTGTCAGTCCTGCCGGCCAGATACTTGGCCAGCTTGAGCAGGATCTGGGCGACCACGTCGGCCGTCAGGGCCTTGATCAACAGCGAAGCCAGTGCGCTAGCGAGCATCGGCGGCCTCCTTCAACGCATCCATGGCCCGCGCATAACAGCCGTCCCAGCGGTCGCGATGCGGTTTTCCGGGACGCCACGTCCGCACGTAGAGGTCCCAGGCGGCGCCGACCTCGCCCACCGCCGGCAACGGCGCCGGATCGGTCCACAGCAGCAGGCGGGCGAAGGCCGCGGCGAGGGTGTCGTCGTGCTCGAGCGCGGCATACACGGCAGGGGCTGCCGGAAAGACGCCCCGCGCGTCGCAGATCGCCAGCGCATACGGCCGGCTCAGCGGATGCTGTAGCACGCCGCGCACGCCGCCCAGTTCGAACTGCCAGAAGCCACGGGCACGCCCGCCGATCTGCCGGCGATGGATAAAGCCGGACTCCTGCAAGCCGATGGCCAGCAACATGGCCTCGGCCCGGGGGGTGTTCATGCGCGCAGGCAGCAGCGCGAGCGCCGGAGCGATGGCCGCGGCGCGGATTTCGGATAGCAACATGTGATCTCCAGAAACGAAAAGCCCGCTTTGCGCGGGCGGGTATCAGATGGCGTGGGTGAAGCTGTGCCGCCAGCGCTGCCAGCTGTCCAGGCCGTCGCGCACGCTCCACAACTCGGCGATCACCTCGCCGACGTAGGTCGTGCTCAGGGTCGCTGTCGTGCCGGCGATCCCGGTCTGGCTGGTCAGTTCGGCCAGGGTGTCGGCGCGCAGCAGCCGGGCGCTGTAGGTGGTGCCGCTTTCCGGGCCGATGCTGCCCTGGGCGGTGTCGATCAGCTGGTCGGCCTGCAGCAGCCGGTCGCGGTGCGCCCAGCTCAGCACCACGTCGCCGGTCACGCTGGCCGGATAGCTCGCGCCGCCGATCCGGAACAGTCCGGGCGGATAGGGCCGGCCCTGCCGCTGGGCGGTGAGCAGGCTGTCGACCGCGGCCAGTGCCGGATCGAGCTGGCCCTCGCTGGTCTGGGTCAGCAGCCGGGCCTGCACGGTGACGCTTGGCGCGTACTCGGTCGGGTCGATGGCGGTTTCGTCGTCCAGGAACCACAGCCGGGCGCCGGCGGCGTGGCTGGCCGGCACCGTGTCGACGCAGCCGCGGGCCAGGGTGCCGCTCAGGGTCGCCGGGTCGAAGGCGTCGATCCGCACGATCTCGTCGTCGAGCAGCGCGGCGCCACCCACGTCGACGAAGTCCAGGTCGATCCCGGCGGTCAGGGTAAAGGCGGTGTCCTGCGGTCCCAGTGCGCTCGCCAGCAGTCCGCTCGGGCAGAAGCTGCCGCTGTCGTCCCGCTCGGCGAAGGCCGCCGCGCCGACCCGGCTTTCCAGCGCGTAGCTGAGCGACAGCGCCGTGGGCTTGGCCGCCAGGGCGCTCAGGTAGCAGGCCGTGGCGTCGAGCAGCTGCAGGTTGGCCGGGTCGGTGGTCCGGGCCAGGTCGCGCCAGGTCCGTTCGATCAGCCGGCGCACGGCGATGGCGGTCGGCGTGCGATCCGGCGGTGTCCACCCGGAGGGCTGCACGCTGGCCATGCTGCCGGACGGCAGGCCGAAGACGTCCTGCACGGCGGTGATGGTGATCGTTCCGCTGTCCAGGGTGCCGTCCTCGATGCGTCCGGCGCGCACCACCAGGTCGACGATGCCGCGCTTGAGGCTGCGAAGGCGAAACGGCTGGCCAGGCTCTATCGTGTAGCCGCGCCGGTCCAGGCGGACCTTGAAGCGCTTGAGGCTGCCGGCGCGCTGACGCAGCTCGCGTACCGCCACCCGCCCGGCCAGTTCGGCGGTCGGCAGGCCGGGGAAGTCCATGCTGCTGGAGAGCACCTGCCCGTCCGACTGCACCGCCGCCAGGTTGCGTTCGCGCCACTGGCGGTCCTCGTCCTTGATCGGGTCGTGCCATTTGACGATCAGCTCGTTGGCGGCGCCTGCGGTGGCGGCGTTATCGTCCTCGTCGATGCCGAGCAGGCCGCTGTCCTCGTCGAACAGCGGCAGCGTCTCGGCGTCGTAGTCGTCGCGCACCAGGGTCAGGTGGAAGGTGCCGTCGAAGCGGCTCAGGTAGAGGTTGCCGCCGATGTGGTCGAGCACCGTCTGGGCGAA